TCGAGAGCCTTAGCTATTGCTTTTAACTGAGGTTTTGTCAAGATCTTTACTATTTCTACCGCTTTTCTATAAGAACACTGATAATATTCCTGAACATTCTTAATGTTATCAGTCTTTATTTTCTTTGCCCATTTACCCCAACGTTTCGATGCTGGTAGACCATAGTAATAGAAATCATATTGACAGGTTTTACCCAGGGATGGCCGCTGGTTCATTTCATTAGCAAAGAATATAGTATCCTTAATGAATGAGAAAGAACGATTGACAATAAAAGGCACATAATCCTTGCTTTCAGGATCAAGGTACTTCTTATTGTTAACTGAGTTTACGTAGTCAAAGGGGGAGGCCATAGCCGAGTGCCATCATAACCATTAGAACAAAAATACCCGAAATTCCTATGATACCAAATATGTCCATTAAGACCATTCAGCCTCAATCATAACTTCCGTTAAAAATGCAGCCATGTTGATTTCAGGATCAGCACAATTCATACCCATATGCTGATACTTGGCTAATGTCAATACTAGCTGAGGAATATATGATGGTTTGAAATGTCTTGAAGCAGAATCATAGAACTCTCGAAAGAGGACTTCCATTTCATTGTCAGAGTTTTCAGCCACCCACTTACGAACATCGGTAAAGTTCTTATTTGACATTGACGTATAAAGGACACCGATATCTCCTGTTGCAAATGTCGAAAGAATCCCGCTGTCAATTTTGCCATCATGTGAATGACGTTGCAGCTCATTAAGAACTCTTCGCCAATCAGGAAAATACTTTTCGATGATAGCCGCGACAACAGGCTTTTCGAATAGGATTTTTTCTTCTTCAAGGATGCCACAAACACGTTTAAAGAATTGACCAGCTAGCTTGACTTGACATGCTTTAGGGATGATAAAGTCAATAACTGAACAACGGGAGTGAAGTGCATCAATGATACGGTTACGAAAGTTTGCGGTGAAGATGAATCCATTGTTGCTTGCGTATTGTTCCATGAAGTTACGCAAGGCAGGTTGGGTTGATTGGGGATTAAGATAATCGGCCTCGTCCAGTATGACATACTTACGTCCCCCTGTCATTGATACTGCTGAAGCGAACTGTTGAATTTGGTTGCGTAAGGTATCGATATTACCATTAAGCGAACCGTTAATGATAATATAATCAGATTTGAGCTGATCCAACATGGCTCGAGCCACAGTTGTTTTACCCGCTCCAGAAGTCCCTGTTAAAATAAGGTTTGGAACGTTTTCGTGCTTGACGAAATTGTTGAATGTCTCTTTTAAGTTATCAGGAAGGATACATTCATCAACTGTTCTTGGACGATATTTCTCGGTCCACAGAAATTGTTCTCTCATCTTCTTCTCCAAAAATCAAATTATATAACATTTGAATACCCATCAACAAACCAACTATTCCCATTCCTCCCATTAATACCCAAATAAAATAAGGAGCAAATATATTAACTGCATGTAAAATTGCTGCAGGTGTTAATTTAATTAATAACCAAATACCGCCAAATAAAATTATTCCTAATACTACTTCTATTGCACAAAATACAATAAAACCTAAGATACAGGCAAACGCGAGCCCGATGCATAGCAGAAATTTTTGAATAGGCGTTTTAGGGGTATGTTGACGTAGCCTCAGGCGCAACGTGGTAAAGAACGTCTGTACCCGTGAATTGAATGATGGCTGCTGTTTTGTTTCCTGCAATTTCGACCTCATAATCTTCCTGTAGAAGGCGTGTTATCAATTCAGACTTGACAATGACCTTGAAATTTTTGTCAGATTTACCAAGCTTCGCTGTATAAACATCGCTAACAGGATTCTTTGTATCCTGCGTTTCAATCGATATATTACCACCCTTACCAACAAAAAGAATTTCAGGGAGGCCCATAATAGCTTGGGCTTTAGTGAGGTTCTGCAAGTCTTTCGCACTAAGTTTAAACTTAACAAACCCCGATGGCATTTTAAGGTCGTCTTTAGGTGCTGCCACAATGTTATCTTCATCAGAAAATATGTAGTTGACCTTTCGGTTATCTTCTTCAATAGTGACATGCTTTTCACCAAACTTCAACTCAGGTTCATTGAACATTGACAAGACCGAAATGAACCGGTCAAGGTCAAATATAGCAAATTCTTGAGGGAAGGTTTCTTGAACAATAGCCTTGCCAAACTGAACGTTGCCTGGCGCTTTAGTTTTGATAGCATTTCCTTCACGGAACAATAGACTTGGATTGATCTTCGCAAAGTTCTTAATAACGTCAACGGTTCTCTCGCTGAGTTTCAACTTACTCATTATAATCTCCTCATAATATAAACAATCATAGCATCAAACATCGATATTGTCAAGCAACCTTTTTATGTTTTAGCTGTCCAGGATCAGCCGTGGCACTTGCTCCAATTTGTGCCAAATCTGCAAGTGAGCCACCGAACACATAAGAGCCAGCATGCTGCAGCTTCATCCAAGGACATAAGAATGTTCTAAGTCCAATTTCTTGACATTTTTGACTAAACCAATAATCTTCTGAAAGATAACGTTTTGATTTCTTAGCTTGAGCTGTTTTTAGCTTTTCGAATCCACTAAGAATTTCACCTTTGATCTTGGCAGGATCGGCTCCGTTTTCAAGTATCGAGTCAATAGCATTAATCATTTGTAGATAATGAATTGCTGGATCAACTTGATCAATTTCAGCTTGGAAAAACTGCATGATTTCCCTCGTACCATCAAAGTGTTCAGTTCGGGCATGATCTGGTCTATAGTAATATTGTGGGAAGCTATCGCGGAACTTTTCAAGCGTAGCCTTACGGAACATCATAAAACCCGTACCGATTTCAAGGACCTCGCATGGCTCGCCAAGAGGAATTTGTGAAACGCCTGCTTTTGGGTTGAAGACATAGTCTCCAACATATTTGTCAAGCTCGTTGGGATTCTGATCAGCGTATCCTTTGTTAACTGCCTGAACGATTTTCTCCCACGAGATGCATTTTTTTGGATAGGGGCCTCCTATAATATCATAATCAGGATTTTGCATTTGCAGGATAAGCATTGCAATAACATCCTGAGCATTAAATCCAATGTCAGAATCAATGAAAATCATATGAGTGCAATCACTACGCATGAACTCATCACAGCAATAATTGCGGGCCCGTGTGATTAATGACTCATTGAATAGCAAATACATTTGAATGGGCATACCATTATGAGTACAAAGCGCCGTTAAGTCTGCTAATGATCGAGCATACATACCGCTACAAATTCCCCCATACATTGGCGTTGCAAGAAATAGTTTTGCTTTTCTTAATTCAGCAGTATCCATTTTAATTTCGATCATTTTTTATCCTTTTCTTAATTATCGGAATATCCTCAAGTTTTTTATAGGGTCCCCCAAGGTGTTTATCGCAATGATAAACCATTTCATTATGAATATCATCTTGTCTTACATAAGCTATACGTCTAACATACCAATATTTTCCGTCAAATGTTATAGCTTTTCTCATTTATTTTGTTCTTTGTCGAGCAAATACATGTTTAAAAGGGCGTAGTGTGCTATCTTTAGAAGATCCTTTCGATTGAATCCATCCTTTTTGCCATAACGAGCCCCAAGCTTAAGGATATTACCTGTACAAAAACCTTCACCGCGACCTGTTGCAAAGATAAGGTCAAGCGACTGAATGTTATCATTACCGATGTAATGCTGATCATAGGTGCCGTTGATATAGGTTGTTAGTTCAGAAAGCAATTCAGCTTCATGATATTTAAGTGGCGATGCAGTTGTTATAGTAGGAGTAGGCTTAGGAAGAGGATTTTCTGCCAAGTATTTAGCATATCCAGGATTATCAATTACAACATGTGTTGGATATGTTTTAGGAATTTCTGTTTTAACTTCAGGAATAAAAGACTTAGGATCCATTTGTTTAGCCCAATCTTCAGCAAGCATCAGGCGCCAGCCATTAGGCGTCATATGTCGCCAACCCGTTATTTTATCCCATACCCTATCGTTTTCAAACCGAATAGCATAGACATCAGAATAATCAGTTGTACCTATTTTTTGAATCCAAGGATGCCAAACACTTCCTATATCAACAGAATAAGATACTGGCTTACCTCCGCGGCGCAACACTTCTTTAATCTTTTCTGGCCAAATCAAAGCTTGAAATTCTGTATTATCCATAATATCCTCACATCTTATAAGGGTTTGTAACTGTTTCAAATTCTAAATTAAGATCACAAACTGTTTTGCCTGGTGCTAAAAGAAACATTTGATTGGGAATTATTGGTATAGCCCCTTCAAATTTTGTCGATGAAAGGTTATATTCTTCATCAATAAACATTGGGGCTATTTCATTTCGAAATATGTACAAAGAAGAATTTATATACATTAAACAAGCAAATGACCCATCAATATCAATAGGCGCCGCATGTTTATTAAGATATATTAAAAGCTGTTTAGTATCCCATCCAGAATAATCGTTATTTTCACATTGAAGTTTTTCTATTGTTGATTGCTTAAGGATCCCATTGTGCCAAAGGCAAGAACCTTGATATTTGGCAGGATGAATATGTTCTTCAGAATGACCCTCGACTGTTGGGGCTTGCTGATGCACTATGCAATAATTATTTTCTATTTCTTCAAGCATGTTATAATCAATAGGTCCAAATGCTTTATATGGCTTCGTCAAAAGGTGAGTTTGACAATCATAATAAGATATTGAGTGAGAAAGCTGTCCTCTATATTTATTCGCTTCGCAAAGATCTATTAACTTTTGTTTTGAAAACGAACCGCTTATACTACACATGAAGAACAGCCCCCATCCAAAATCCCAGACCGAAGGCAGCCATAAAAACACTTATTATTACAAATAGTATCATTAGAAATCTTTTCTGATCGGCACGCCAAGCTTTTTGTTTTTCTTCTTCGACCCATTTACGACTTAGCCAATCAAGGGTATATTGAGAAATGGGTTTATCACACTTATCAATTAATGTATAAGTTGGGCCATACGTGTTTGATTGACCTCCACATTCACAATGAGGATAAGTACATTCTTCAGACATATTCAATAGTATCCTTCTCCCCAACGTTTTCAAACGCCTTTAAACGTTCAGAACATGACGGACATTTACCACAAGCTCTATAATATTTTACAGAATAATCTTGATATTCTTGAGGATTATAGCACGTCATTGTGTGTCTTGTCAAATCAAGGTTACCGTCGATATCCCTTAAAAGCCTAAGTTCGTCAGTCTTTGACTTTTCAGCAAATGGAGCATATATCTTAATCTTAAGAATACGATTCTCGCTTAGAACATCATTCAACTTATCGACAAATCGTTGGGTTGTATCATGATAACCATATTGGTCATGAACCTGCAACCCGCAATAAATCGTATCGATGCCTTTCGTTTCTGCATATGCTGCTGCAATAGAAAGCAGGATCATGTTTCGGTTCGGAACATATGTCTTAGGTCTGGGATCACCCAAGACGTCCTGAATAGTAGGCATGGGCATATCCTTGTCAACGTTAGCTGAGAATCCTTGGGATATGGATCCGAGAAACGAGGCGTCAAGCACCTTGTGCTAGACTCCGAGCAGTTTGGTA